GGAACAACCGGCGTTTCCTCCGGGGCGGCCTGCTGGGCAGGCACCTGCTCGGGGGTAGGCTGCGGCTGGGGTTCCGGTTCCGGCGCCTGGGTGGCTTTGGAATACATGTTGTTCAGGTGTTCAGCGACCGCGTCGGGCGTAGCCTTTTCGTCCAGGCCCAGCGCCTTGCAAAGACCGGGGTCAGCCATTCCGGCTGCCTTCATCTCAGCAATGTGTGCGTCCATAGCGGAGCGCACGGCGCCTGCGTCCGGGGGATTGACCCCGTACATCTGGGCCAGCGAATTAAGGCCAGCGTCCACCGCCGCATCGACCTGCTCAATCGGCGCTTCAATTGTCACGCCGGTCGGCTCAACATGCGGAATCTGGTCTGGCATTGATTTATCCTCACTTGCACTTCCTACATTTGCGTCGGTGTCATCGGCAGGCCCCTCTTTGTCGCTTTTCTGCGCCTCCCGCGCTTCCAAAACGGCGGATTTCAGTGCCTCGCCAAAACTCTTGGCGCTAACCGGGCCAAGACCGGGTTCGGCGGGCTGCTTGGTCAGGCTGCACCCTGCCAGCGGCCACAGTCCCAATCGCCCATCGGACGGGTCGAACCCGCGCTGAGCGTAGTGGGAGATCGAGTCACTGCTATAGGCAAGCTGCCCGTCAGCGGCTTCCTGCGCAGTACGTTGATAAAGCGGGTCGTCCGTATGGAGTGCATGTTCCATCCAGACCCCGCAGGGATAGACTTGCGCTTTCGTGCGGTGCCCGATGATCCGGGCGCCGTACACCGGGTCATGCCCGTGTTCGTACCAGAGCGGCGCGTTGGGATAGTATTTCAGCGCCAGATCAGTCGCGTCATCAAAATAGGTATCCTGCAAATCCAGGTCTTCGGGACCCGAAAACAGAATGCCCCACCCGGCAACTTCCGTAGGCAAGGAACCGTCCACCGACTTCCGGCCCAGCATTGTCGCCCGGTTGATGGCACCCTGCGCCGCCAGCGCCGCTTTTTCTTCGTCGCCGGTCAGCGCGAACACGTGGTCGAAGGCTGCCGTCCAGGTTTGTTCGGCGTCTTTTCCGGCTACATCAGCGGGCATGTGGCCCGACAGGTAAGCGTTGACTTTGGCAAGGTCGTCCTGGCTCATGCCCAGTTCTTTGCCGCGCGCCCGGATCTTGGCTTTGACCTGTCCCAGCTTATCAGCCGGGATGTCTGCCCCGTGCCCGTGTGGCGGGTTGGGTCCCAGCGCCTCGGCGGCCAGCAGGACGTGCTGCGCGTCGGGAATAGGGAGCTTTTGTTCTTCTTCGTAGGCGTATGGACCGTCTGCCTTTTCGACTGCCAGGATGGCCTCTTTGGTTTCGTCGGTCATCAGTTCATCCTCCTTGTCACCAATTGGCGACATCGTGATGAAGCCGCCTGTCGGTCCCGTTTCGCTGGACATCGCTTTGCCCGCAAACGCGTAATCCTGTCCTTGCTCGCCGTTGGCCAGCCACAGGGTATCGGGCGTACAGGCCAAGGGGTCCAGCGCCAGGGTTGGCGTCGGGTAATCTTTGGGTACGTAGGCCAGACTGGCGTGCGGGGTAAACCCGTGATCCGACACCACGGAAAACCCGTTTTTTGTAAGCTGGTCCACGAGTGCCTGCCGGAAGCCGGGAAGCTGCGGACTGTCCACGTTCAGGTAGATGCAGTCCTGGTCCGGCTTGTCCATGAAGCGCCCGACCCCATTCAGAGTCAGGTCGGGGGCGAAGCGTTCGGTCATGAAGGCGTTCACGGTTTGCGCCAGTTGTTCGGCGTTCGGCTGCCCATCCAACAGTGCCAGGGTGACGTGTAATTCGTCCAGCGGCAGCAGGCCGGGCAGATCTTTTGCCAGCGCCAGGGCTTGCTGGCCGACAGCCGGAGGGATACGCAGAGCGACCATCGTACTGTCGTGGGTCACAGCGCCACCTCCACCAGTTCGGCTTCCAGGACATCGCCATTGGTTTCGTCTTCGCCGTGGTCGTGTTCGTGTCCTTTGGCGCCCCAGAAGACCGGGATAACCGCCAGGGAACCGCTTGCTTTATCCGTCGTGTCCTGCAGCGCGCATTCGCACTTAAAACCCTTGCACTCGCATTGATTGCTCTGGGGCAGCAGGTACTTGGCCCAGGTTCGTGCCCGGTGCACCTGCCCGACCGCCGCCGAACAGGATTTACAGTGATCGACTGTGCCGCCATAGACCCACTTTTGCATCTTATTCATCGACGCGTAGTTCTTGGCGACCCCGTAAATTCGTTTCAGGCCCTTGTTCACCCACAGTTCGATGCGGGCGAGCATCTTGTCGCGCGCCGGGCCAAACTGGTCACTGTCTTTGAGCGGCAGGACGTTGCCGTACAGGTCGTTCGCCAGGGCCGTCCAGTAGGTCCGTTCCATCTTGGTTTCGTCCAGCATGGCATTACGTTCTTCGTCGGTCATCTCGACCGGGTCTACCCCGGCGTCCTGGAGGCCGTTCGAAAAGGCATTTAAAAAGGCCGTAGAAATCTCGCGGCGTCCGGCCTCGCCAAACTGTTTGCGGTCCAGGCTGCCCTTAAACGCGTCGATCATCAGGTTGTACAGGTCGGCGCGGTAAATATTTTCCGTGTCGTCGTAACTCTTGGTCGCCTGTTCGCGAATGGCGTTCCAGGCTGTGTCACTTGCCCCCGTCGTCGCCAGGAGCAGCCGCCCGTAGGCGACCGCGTGGGCGGGCAGTGCCTTGGCGGTAAACGCGTAGTCGGCGCCCTTGCGACTGACCACGGTCTGCCAGTTTTTCCACTCGCGGTACGCCTCGTCACCCAGGAACGGTGTCACCTTGGCTGGGAGCACGTCAGGGTCGGCAGTCTTTTCGGGCGCAGCACTGGTCTGCGGCGATGTCGGTAGTTCTTCGCGCTGCGGCGGCTTGGGCTGGCCCGGCTGGACGTGCGTCTGATCGGGCTTGCCGAGTTCCCCGCCCATGACCATGCCCGGGTTGCCGGGCTGGGTTTTCCAGTAATCCTGGAACTGCGCCGAAGGAACCGGGCTGCCGTTGATGAGATAAATGCCGCGCAAGTTCTCATCCGGCTGCACGCCGAGCATCTGCTGGGCGGTGTACAGGTCAAGCGCTGCCATTGAAACTTGTTTTTGAACCGTCCCGGTCCGGCTGTCCACGTCTTCTTCCAGACCGCGCACCAGCGTGTAATCTGGGACGATCTGCCAGTTCGGATTGATGGGCCGCGTCACCTGCTCGGTAAATTCCGTGGCATAGCGTTCAGCCATCGGCTGCATTCGGCTGATCAGCCACTCACGGCGCTGGTCGTAGAACTTCGTGCCTGCGGTACGAGTGGACTGGCGCGGGTCGAGCAGTTCGTAGGGCACGCCCATGACCATGACAATCGCCGACTTGGCTTCGGCGGTCAGGTCGGGCATTCCCAGCTTGTCAAAGTCCTGCTGAAAGCGAATGCTTTCCCAACGAGTCGGTAGGACGACCGAGCGCCCAACATTTGTGGCGCCCTGGTACATGCGCCGCAGGAGTTCGGTCAGTTCGTTCTTCTGGTCAACGCCGGGGCGGTAACCTTCCCCGGCTGCGGGCTGGAGCGCGAAAGCAGGCATCGCCATGTTACGGAAAAACTGCAACTGGGTCATGCCCATTTCGCTCTCGGTCGCCGCTTGGACAAAACACACCTGGGCCGGGCCAATGCCGCCGAAGTCATCGAACAGGTCCACGTTGTGCATGTAGACCACTTCTTCGGGCCGCAAAAACACGGTATTCGTGTCCAGGTCGGCGTTCCAGGTGGGCTGGATATAAAAGCCTTCCAGGCCGGACATGTAGCCGGTCTGGCGCCGGAAGAAGTTGTTGTTGACCCATCGGAAGCCGACCGGCATTCCGGCCATGTTGACCAGTCGCTGCAGCAGGATCTCGCCGTAGAAGTTCCGGCTAATTTCCGAACGCTCCATGACCGACTGCATGTTCTGGAAGGCGCGATCCAGGGCGATAGCGTACGGACCGCCGTTGGTGATCGGGTTGCCATTCAGATCGGCTAACTTAAAGCGCACCTGCCGGAACGCTTCAGCCCAGTAGACAGCGGCAGAGTGGACGGTCACGCCAAACCGGAATAGCTGCGCCATCTCGACCCGCGACACCTGCGGGCGCTGAATGGCGACGTTTTCTTGCAGGTAGGTTTTTCCGGCGAAAAACTCCTGGAATGCCCGGTAGGTCGAGGCCAGGGCGTCGTCGCCCGGCAGGTTGTTGGTCAACTGCTGGTGTGGCATCTGGCGCGCTGGCGCGTTCTTGCGACGATGTTTTTTGCTCACCCGCGCCCTCCGGTAAAGACTTCCCAACCCGTCCGTTCTTCGACCTCGGACAGCGCGCCGGTCAGCAGCATCTCGCCAAAGGTCAGGACCGCAGGCGAGTCAGTCAGTTCAGCCACTTCGTTCATCTGGACTAGTTCGGGTCCCCAGAGCGGCGTATCGTAGGTTGCCGCGTGGTAAGCCAGCGCCAGCGCCATGACGTAGTCGTCGTGGGTATCCTTCGGCCCGGCGTAGCGGAACTGCCCCGAAGGCAGCCGCTCGGCGGCGTAGGCTTTCAACTGGCGCAGCAGCGTATCATCCGGCAGGATGCAGATTGATTTATGAAAAACATCGTTGTTGTCGAAAGCGGCGGCCAGATTCTCGATAATCATGCCCTTGGAGCCGACCTGTCCCCCGTGCGCGCCGGTCGTATCGAATGGACGAATGGGCAGGTTCGTGTCGCGAAGCTGCTCATCGACAAACGACAGGTTGGTATTGCGCTCGATCATGATCGTCACCGGGCGGAACTTTTGCGCCAGTGCCACCAGCCGCTTCTTTTGCAGGCTGTAGTCTACGTGGCGGCCCACGTCGATATAGGCGACCGACATGGTGGTCACGTCAAACACCAGGAACACGCTGAAGTCGTCCTGCTTGGCGAGGTCCACCCCGAACACATAAACATGGCCGGGGATGGCTTCTTTTTGCTCAATCGCCACGGCGGCGTCATCAATGTGCCGGAACACGCTCGACGCATCGGAAATAAATTCGGCCTCGTACTCCTGGCTGAAAATACTGGCCGGGGTATGACGCCGGATATTTTCGAGTTCAGCTTTCGGAAAAAACGGGTTGGAAGTCGTCGGTAGTTTCCAGGAGTACCAATCGGGGTCCCGGTGCGGGCCGTCGCCCAGTTCAAACAGCTTCCAGAACCAGTTGTAACCCTTGGGCGTCGAAGCAAACAGCGCCTTACCCTGCGTAAAGCCAAGCGTCGGCCAGAGCACTTCGAACCACACGTCACCGGTCGGGATGACTGCCGCTTCATCAAAGAGCAGCAGGTCATATTCCTGCCCACGCGGGCCGTCCGGGTTGTTCAGGGACCAGAAATCAATCGAAGCTCCACCCTGAAGTTCCAGGCGGTGCTCCTGTTCGCTTTTATCAAGGGTGATCGGCGCAAGGGTCTGTTTTGCCCAACGCCACATCGCCTTGAGCATTTTTTCAGTCGGGCAGCAGTAGGCAATTCGTAAGCCTTTTTGAACGCCGCGCAACATCTCGGCGCGCAGGACGACGGTTTTGCCCCAACGGCGTCCGCAGTCCAGGACGCGAAAGCGTTCCGGCGCGTTCAAGACCGTTTGCTGACCCGGATGCGGGTCCAGACCGAGCCAGATTTTAGTCTCGGTCTTTGCCATCGATCACCTCGCCCTCTACGATGTCGCCGGGCGGAAGCTGTTTCTTGTCCGGGTTTGAGGACAAGAAAATCTGGATAACGGGTTTCGTTTGCGGACCATTCCCCTCGCGCTTGCCGAACTTTTCAGGCCGTTCGGCTTCGAGCAGAATCTTCGATGCCTGCACCCGTGCCCCAGCCGACAACGCGCTGTCCAGGGCGATGCTTTTCAGGTTGCCTTGAATTTCATCGACGCTGGCTTCGTGGGTGTCGCTCACTTCTTCCGCGAACTCGACATCCAGCGCCATCCACTGCTTAAACTGCTTCCGGGTGATACCTGCGCGCTTACACGATAGGCCAATATCATCATTGGCGGCGTAGGATTGTAGGAATTTCTCCTTGTTTGCCCGGTCAGCCAGTTCAAGCGCAACAGCCGGATCAACAAACGTTGGCGTCTGATTGAATCCAGCCAAGTTGGGACGCTGTTCGGTTTGCGGATTACGTGATTCGTCCACGCAGCCCCCGAATAAAGATCACACAACCCGTAAACTAGCTTACGGTATTCGGGAGATTTCGTCTAGATCAAGGGATGACCACGATGCCGTTGTTGAAAACTATCAAGATCGGCATCGGGGTCCAATGTGAGGTTAATCGGAGTCGAGGTCTTTCAGGAGAGCACGCTCAATATCTTCCGCGATAGCGTGATCACGGGATTCGGAAAAGCGCTCGACAATTTGCAAGGTATCGGCCCGAATTGCTCGGCTGGACCCTTCAGCGTCCTGTTCGATCAGATGCGCTTCGACCAACCGCGTGAACCAGTGACGAAACGAACCTTCGGTGATGCACGGATAGCGTGGCGGGTCGAGAGTCAGCGTGGCGGGATTCCAGCGGGGATCGCACATCCAGTGGTAGAGGGTCATCATCACTGGGTAGAACTGGTGGTCGAGCGCGTACTGGGTTAACTCGCGATAGATAAGCTCCGACGAGTGGAGCTTGCCTTTGGCGCGTGTTTCGGCCCATAATTGGGCAATGGGTTTCCAACGTGGCGGCATGGTTAGTCCTCAGTAAATGGCGCGTACTTGCCCACAATGTCCGGGTCAAGCGGCTGGAGTCCCGTAAAAGGGACCATCGGCAGGTCAAAACGGGTTTCGAGCGGCAGTGTATCGAGCGGCGGCAGCTTTTGCTGGTGTCGTTCAAAATTGATATAGCGCAGTTGGCGGGTGGCGATATATTTCATCGTCAGGTTGCCATAATGGTATAAATGAATGTAGTCGATGGTGACGGGCGGGATGGGCGAGTTGATGAGCAACTGCTCATGAATGGCACCCTCGTATACCGGGTACGCGTCGAGCCGCATACATCGCGCCTGAAGATCGGGGTAGCGGCCATCGGTGTGTAGACGATCAATCCAGAAATTCCAGCGCGGCAGCCGTATCACCGAATAGTGGGCCAGGAGGTCGTGCAAGACGGGGATATGCTCCGGCATGAGTAGTTCGTCAGGGTCCAAGCGAATCAGGCCGTCGCAGCCCAGATCGGTCGCGATTCGGATTAGCAGGTTCGCCTTCTCGGAAAAGTTGTAGATCCATTGATGGCCGTACAGATGTGACGGGATTGGTAAGCTTGCAATCCAGTCGGTAACCGCCAGCAGATCGGGCTGATTGTCGTCGGCGACCACAATCAGTTCATCGAAACGACTGGCGATTACGGGCAGGTGCAGCTTGAGAAAAGGCAGGTCACCATCGCAAACCATGAGGCCGAGCGCAAGTTTCATGTTCACCTACCACCTATTCATATTACAGTTTTTGCAGAGCGGCATGTCAAAATCGTTTGCGTGATGTCGATCACGCATTGGCTGATTGCGCGCCCACACGTCGGCCAGCGGTTCGGCGTTCAGGTCGCCTAGTTCGACTTTCCCATCATAATCCATGCAGCACAGCGCGACTTTACCCGAGGCCAGGACGAACAGTGTATTCAAAACCCGCGAGCAGGGATGCTGAGGCAGTTCGAACTG